GTCATGGTCTTGGATCTGCACCAAAATTTATCATTGCCAAAAACAGAGATTCAGTGACTGAGTGGCCTGTTTACCATGACAGCGTAAACAGTGGTGGCGGCACTTATCTAAGATTAAATTTTAATTACGCAAATACACCTAGCAGTATAATCTGGACAGACAGCCCTTCAAGCACTGTCGTCAATGTTGGGACTTATGAGTATGTGAACCGTAATAGCATGCTCTTTTATTGTTGGTCTGAGGTTGATGGTTACTCAAAATTTGGTAGCTTTACAGGTAACGGCGGTTCACAAGAAATTACTGTTGGATTCAGGCCAGCTTTAGTGGCTTTGAAGCGAACTTCAAATACAAGCAACTGGCAAGTTTTTGATGCAACAAGAAACGGCGGCAACCCTAGAAATTTTGTTTCGAACTGGGATAGAAATGCGGCTGATATGACAAATGCTAATATGCAGTTCACTAACACAGGGTTCAATGATAATGGGTGGGTGTCAGATAGCGGTCAAACAATTATATATATGGCTTGGGCAGATACGAGAGAGGCCGCATTTTTTAAGGATTTATCTGGAAACAATAACAATTTCACGCCAAATAATTTAGACTATCGTGATAGCATGATAGATACGCCGTTGACTAATTTTTGTACGTTTAATCCTCTTGATGAATATGTTGGGGCAACAACCTTTAGTGAGGGTAATCTTAAAGGTGTCACGACCTCTGGCGGCACTGGACGACAAACATCCACATTCAGACCTGAGAGTGGTAAATGGTATGTTGAATTTTATGTGGCAGATGCGACAAGGTTTTCAGTGGGAATTGAAAATGGAAATAGAACCCACTCAGCGCAAGGCGGTGCTGACGCTAATAGCGTAATCGTTTTTTATAATGGACAAACATATTATAATTCAAGCGCAACCTCTGGTTATCTTAGCAGTTCACTTTCGAATGGTGATATAGTGCAAGTGGCTATGGATGTTGACAATAAACTTGTTTTTATTGGTGTTAATAATACTTGGCAAAACTCTGCAACAGTATCAGAAATAGAGGCTGGGACGGCAACAAATTCTCTTGGGGCAAAAGTAAGCGCAACAGCAACAACCTTATTTCAAGGTGATATGGGCGTATTTACTGAAGATAACTCTGGCTCTGGTGCGATGGCATCTATAGCAAATTTTGGACAAGATAGTTCATTCTCAGGCGCAAAAATTCCGCAAGGCAATGGGGCTAATGGAGAGGATTTTTTCTATGCCCCACCAACAGGGTTCAAGTCATTACAGCTTTCTAATTTGCCCACCCCAACTATTGCAGACCCAACGGCTCATTTTGACAACGCGTTGTATACTGGCAATGCGTCAACGCAATCTATAACATCCTTTAATTTTCAGCCCAACTGGTTATGGATTAAACGAAGAAATGGGTCAGGTAACTATGACCACGGTCTTTTTGATATAGTCAGGGGTGCAGGAAAATCTTTAAAAAGTAACACTACTTCTGTTGAACAAACACAAACAGATAGTGTAACATCTTTTGATTCTGATGGTTTTTCTTTAGGAGACAATTCAGATGCTGGGCCTGATGTAAATTACGGTAATGGTTCGCTTTATGTCTCATGGAACTGGCTGGCTGGTGGCTCAACCCCATCACAAACCTACACAGTCAAGGTCGTTTCAGATAGCGGCAACAAATACAGATTTGATGATTTTGGGACAAGCGCAATAACGTTAGATTTGCAAGAGGGCGGCACATATACGTTTGACCAATCAGATAGTTCTAACAGTGGGCATCCGTTCAGGTTTAGCACAACAGCCAATGGAACGCATGGCGGTGGTTCAGAGTACACAGTGGGGGTCACAACCAATGGAACCGCAGGGTCAGCAGGGGCATACACAAGGATAACAGTCGCATCAGGTGCGCCAACGCTATACTATTATTGCGCTGTTCATAGCGGCATGGGTGGACAGGCAAACACCAATTCGACCTTTGGGTCAACCAATCTTAAAGGCACAACACAATCAACCGTATCAGCCAACACAACGGCTGGGGTTTCGATTATTTCTTACACTGGGACAGGGTCTGCCGCAACGATAGGGCATCAGTTAAACTCTGCCCCGTCTATGGTAATTATAAAAAACAGAGACGCTACTGATGCGTGGCGTATATATCACGCTTCTGTAAGCACAAGTAATAACAAATATTTAGTTTTTGGAACTAATGCACTTATCTCAGGGGGTTCCGATAAATGGAATGGACAGCCCACAAGTACAGTGTTTGGTGTTGCTGGTGACGGAAGTGTAAATCGTAGCAATGAAAAGTATATTATGTATGCGTTTCACTCAGTTGAATCATTTTCTAAGGTCGGCTCATACGTTGGAACAGGGTCTACGTCAGGCACTGCTGGCCCTTATATCCACACTGGATTTCGTCCAGCTTGGGTTATGCTGAAAAGGACTGATTCAACTGGAAGTTGGTGGATTTTAGATTCAGCGCGTGATCCGTTCAACGAAGCGTTACGAGGGCTAAGAGCAGAAGATAGTGTTGAAGAAACAGGTTATTCTGGTAATTTTTTAGATTTTTATGCAAATGGTTTTGCCGTGAGAACAAGCGGTATACAAGTAAATGCAAGCACTGGAACATATGTATATGTCGCCTTTGCCGAATCACCATTTAAAACAGCTTCAGCAAGATAGGAGGCCAAAATGCCTTGGACATATAATGGTAAAATAATCAGGGCTGGTCAGTCTTTTACTGATAGTAGTAGTGTTGCCCATCCATCAAACTGGTTTACAGCTTGGTCAGATGATTACAAAAAATCTATCGGCATGGTGTGGCAAGCAGAGCCAGCATTTTTTGACTCAAGGTTTTATTGGGGTGTTGATGCGCCAAAGAACCTTGATGACGTAGCAGAGGTTGACGATGATGGCGAAAAGGTCTTAGACGAAAAAGGTAATCAGCTAATTACGCTTGGGTTAAAAAGCCTGTGGAAAAATACCATCAAAGCGCAAGCAAAAGGTTTGTTGGAGCCTACTGATTGGATGGTGATACGTTTGCAAGAGGATAGCAGTAAAACACTCGCATCTAAATATTCAACTTATAGGGCGGCAGTTAGGACAGCCAGCGCAACGATAGAAGGCAAAATAGATGGGGCTGGTGATTTAGAGGATTTTATGGCATTATTCGATACACCAATGAAAGATGGCAAGGCGACAGGCAATGCGCCAATATCTGATTGGCCTGAAGTGGTGGAGTAAAATATGGCACTTTCGAAAATACAATCTGAGTCAATTAACCTTGCTGACACATTTGGCTTCACTGGCACTGTAACTGGGGCTGGTAAAGATTGGACTGAAAGCGCGGCTATAGGTACGTTAGACAGCGCGGCACACACTGTTACTGGCATACCCTCTGGAACAAGAGAGATAATGATGACGTGGAATAACGTCGGTCATAGTAATGCAAGTGGCGTAGACCCAAGAATACAATTAGGAACAAGTGGTGGGGTGGTTACCAGTGGATATTTAACGTTTTATGAATATCTTTACAATAACACTTCTCACTCAAGTGCAAGTGTAACTAATTCACTTGCAAGTTTGGGGAACTGGGGGTCAAGTACAGATTGGGACGGATATTGTTATTGTTTTTGTTCTGATACATCTGGTCACGTTTGGTTTTCTCAAGCCGCCATGCAAATAAATACTAGCTATGATGGGATATACAGAACTTATAGTAGGGTAGACCTTTCAGCAGAAGTAGATAGAATTTCCATGAGTGTTCAATCAGGGACATACAACCAAGGAACCGCTAGAGTTTTTTATAAGTAGGTGATTATGGCAACAGAAAAACAAACAAATGCACTTACTGGAGTCACGACAGAAGCAAGTTTTTCACAACCAGTTTTGAGTTCTGATGAAAAATTAAATGATTTGCGTGAATGGAGAAACCGACTTTTACTTGAAACGGATGTTTGGGCTTTATCTGACCGCACCATGTCATCTGACCAAATAAAGTATAGACAAGACCTAAGAGACATAACGAAAACAGCAACATCACTTGATGATGTGACTTGGCCTACCAAGCCATAAGGAAAAGCGATGCCGTATTTAGGAAGAAGCTCACAAAAAGCCATCAGGCAAAGGTTTATATTTACGCAGTCCAGCGCAGGGGCAACCTCTATATCTGGCGCGGATGATAGCAATGCCACGTTAAGGTTTGATGATGGTGAATATGTGGATGTTATTTTGAATGGTATCACGCTTGCCAAAACTGAATACAACACGTTAACAGCTAATACAATCAGCGGTCTAGCCGCCCTTTCGTCTGGCGATGTTTTGCAAGTCACTGTTTACGATATGTTTAATGTAGCTGATTCAGTTAGGGCATCAACAGGTGGTACATTTACTGGCGGCATCACAGTGAATGGTGCTGTCACAGCCTCTAGTACGCTTTCCGTTACTGGCGCATTAACAGCCACCGCTGGTGCATCTTCAAA